TGACTTTTTTAAATCACTCTTTAACTTGCCAAGTTGTTGTTTTTTAATCCTAAACCCCTCAAGTGCATTGTTGTTTTCTTTAATTGCAGTTCTAAGCATGTTAATATCCTTCATTAACACTTTTCTTGTCTGCAATGCTGTTTTTGGTAAACTTTTATATTTTTCCTCTAAAGCCTGTAGTTCTTTTTTCTGAAAATTATTAGTTTCATTCAACTCATTAATACCATCAATTAAGTTGCTTATTTCTTTATCTAATTGCTTAACATTCTTTTGGCTGTTAAGTGTTTCTATGTCTATTTCATACGTAATTTGCTTCATCGATATACTCTTTCATTTTATTTTGTAATTCACCTTCTTCCCAAGTTTCTACAAATTTGTTTTTTCCTAATGCTATATTTATGTATTTACCATAAATGTTATTCTCTTTGCAAAATTCTAATGCTTCTAATATTAGTTTCATGGTGCTTCATTTAATAGTTCAAACTCTGTTTCTCCACTTTGTAGTTTAGTAGTCATGCTATTTATAGTAAATAATCTTGTTCCTACTATTACCTTATCATCAAGTGTTAATTGCAACAATATCTTAAGTGGTAGTGTTGCACTATATTTATATAATCTTGTTTTCTTATTAAATACTCTTGTTATGTATTTCTCATAGTTTTTTTGAAATAAACTATTATTGTTGCCACCATAATCAGTTAAGTTATATGTGTCTATTTCACTGCCAAAATTTAGATTTATGCTTGGTGCTGTTGCTCTTGAACCTAATTCATTTGCGTGGTGTGGCATATAGTAATTTGTTAATGAAAATATATCTGTTGTGGTTACATCTGCTAAAGCACTATATGTTTCAGGTCTTTCATTATACACAAAATTAATTGGTGTGCTTATACCAGTTCTTTGAATACCATAGAATAACAATGGTTTTCCTATACTTGGATTTAATTCTTCATCCAAAAAGCAACCTGTTTGAATATCTGTATCAGTTAATGCAGTCAAATCACTTAACCTACTAAATAACATGTGTTCAAATGGTGCAGTTACTTTATATACTTTTTTATCACTTGCGTTATTTTTATATTCTACCTCACCATATTTTCTATTGTTGGTATTAAAAAACCTTTGTGCTAATATGCTTTTTGCTTCTACATATTCTAAATCTATTTCACTAAATGGAATTGTTTTACCTACTGAATGTGTATCTGTTTTTATGTATTCTGTAATATCATGAGTTTCACCACTTGCAAAAAAATCATCTAATTTTTTAACTACTATCTCACCTTCAAAATTTACAAAAGATGTTAGATTAAACATTTTGAATAAGCCATTTAGTAAATCAAGAACCTTAATATCGGGTATATTTGATAAAACTGACAATTGATCACCAACAGCAGTGAATGATGTAGAACCATATTGAAAGGTAGATTTATAAAAACCAAATGGTAAGGGTATTGTTGGTTCATATCCCACCTCAACAACAATGCCCGGAACTGTAAAGGTCAATGTCTGTAGGCTTTGTGTTTTAACTCTTGATGACAGAATAAAAGAATCACCATTTTCAAATGGTCTTGAATTATTTGCAGGAAAACTTACATCAAGAAAAAAAACACTAATACTTTGAAAGCCCTTTCCAGTGCTTGATGCTAAAACATTGTCTGTTAATTCATCTACTATTTCTAATGTGTAGGTAATTGTGTTATCATTTGGTGTAACGTCAAATTCATAAAATAATGATTGTTCAAAATTTGTTTTAGTAAATTCAAGTTTACCATTGTTAAACTTATGACCATCCTGTGTTAAATAAGTACAGCCGCCTGGAAAGTGTATATCCTCAACACAACTAAATGAAGAACTGTCGATGGTTATGCTTTTTTCTATTTGTGGTAATTTTCCTTTCTCACGATGTAACCACATATAAAAATTATTCATTGTGGTACTATCAAAAAATTCACCTGTTTTAAATGTTAATGAATATTGTTGTTCAATAGCTTTTATAATATGTTTAACAAGTATAGCAGGTTTTAAATCCTCAGTAAATACTCCACGCCTGCCAAGATTTTGTCCTGAAGCATAAATATTTAATCCATTTGCTCTTATAATAGTGTAATTTTCACCTGTTGCCATTATATTATCACCTAATGTAAGCTCTGTATTACTATTAATAGAGAATACAGTTGAAACAGTGCTATCAGTAGTGTTTAATATAACATCTCCAACTAATACTACATTAGTAAAATTTTCTGAAGTGTCAATAAGTTTTGAAGCTGCTGATGATGTGGCTGTTCCAGTTAATATAATATTTCCAACACTATCATACACATATTGTTGACTATGTGCTATTAGTGGATATATAATTGCATCAGGATATGAAACAGAATCTATTGTAAAATTTAATCCTAATTCTAAACCATTCTTAACATTTGCATTTGTGTAATCGTGATTAAAATTATTTAACCAAACTAAATTTTCTAATTTATCCTCGCCAATTAAATCATTTAATGTAACTGTATTACCAAAAAATGTTACCTTATATAAACTTGGTACACCATGTTTCATAGTAACACTTTCTAATCTTATCTTACCCTCTTTAAATGCAAAGTGATTCAATTCAATTCTTGCATTAGCCATTATCTGATTGTCAAAACCCTCTACATCTGGGTTGTACCAATACTTAAATATCTTGTTGTTTGTTTTGCTTGCAGGCAAGTTGAATGTTCTACTATAATCAGTAAATACTTTGTCAATGCTTTTAACATCTTGTATTACCTGTGTAAGTGTGATTAAATCCTCTTCCATTAAATCAACTCTTACATAATCCTGTGCAGTAGTAGTTGTTCTTAGTTGAGGTTGTATATATAATATTACCTTTTGCATTATCTAATGTTGTTTACTAAATCAAATGCCATCTCAAAATTCATAGTGTAGTTTATCATTCTATCATTTAATCCTGTCTTATAAACAAAGTTGGAATCCTTTAAGTTTACTGGATATACAACACCAGCTCCATCTGTTAACCAAATGTTCTCACTAACCATCAACTCTTCAAAATATACATTACCTGTTTCACTAACAAAGCCACTATTTAATGTGATTGATTCTGTGCCATTTACATTAAATGTTTTCTTTGCATGTGCAGTAGTAGAATAAGAATTAAATGTTACTGTTTCAGTACAATCACTTCCCTCTTCAGGTGGTTCTAATGAAACATCTCTTGCTTTAAATATACTTCTATTGTATTGCTCACTTCTTGTATCTAAACTTTCAGTAGATTTCTTAAAGAAGAATATATCTTGTAAAGCACCCCATCTATTTAAGAATGTTACTTTAAACACTTCATACTTGCATTCAGATATTTCTTTAAGTGTTATTGATTTAGTAGATGAGGTGTCATAAGTTACTACAACCTCATCATAGCTTTGTGCTGCTGTGTTTACTGTACCATATTTAATTTTCTGATTCTGATTGCCATTATCAGTATAGTTAACAGTTGTTACTGTACTTCCATTTAGCTTCCAAGTCAATCTGCTTACTCTTTCACCATTTATTGGTAGAGTGATAAAACTACCTTTATGATACTCTAAGTAATCAGCACTAATCATAGCTATTGGTTCTGTAGTATAGTTAACACCTTCTTTGAATTTGTTGAACCCTTCTTGTGCTAAGTATGTGTTAGCTGTTGCACTTCCTATAATAGTGCCATCAGCTTCTCTTGCTGTTGTAGATACATCAACCCAAACAGATTGTGTTAATGCACTATTAGAATAAGTACCATTAAATGTTTGTATTAAGTGGTCATTTACTATTTCACTTATTTCAAATGTTACTGATGTTTCATTGGGAAGTATTTTTTTCTTTAATGTGAATGTTGCATAAAGGTCATCACATATTGTAGTTGAACCACTTGCACCACCATGTATAGTTATGTCAATCTGAAAGTAACTTAAATTAGTTGTTGGTGATGGTTTTGTTGTCCTTATAAAAAATGGGCTTCTTGTTCTTATTATTGTACTCATTATAACTCCTCTATTTTAAAAATGCTTGTATTATCTTCTATATATGCGCTGACCATTGAAGGCCCAAAAATTGCAATCCCTGACTCAAATGGTTTAGTAAAGAATAAACTTGCTCTAATTCCTTTTTTGTAAATGCTTCTTGCTATCATAAAATTTAATGATTTTCTTGGTAAAAATCTTCCTTTTTCATCTCTTGGTGCAAGACCTTTTTTAACTTGCCATCTATCAAATACACTTGTTGGTGGAACAACCTTTGCTCCTTTTTTAAAAGCATTTGCTGATTTTTTGTATTTATAATCAACATTGCTAAGTGCGTGTTCTCTTGCTGTTTCAGAATATGTTGACTCAGCACCCTTTACACCTTTGTCTTGGTAAATGCCATAATCTTCCATCTCAAACTGTACACCCTTTTTTAATAGTATATAAGAAAGTGAACCTGATAACTTGCCAGTTGTGTTTTTCTTACTAAGGTTGCTTCTTGCCTCTTTTATTACCCATTCAGCATATCTTCTTACTTCTTTTTCAAACTTTCCCATTAGCAATAAGTCATTTCAGTAGTTGTACCTATGTTAAATGTTACTGCCCAACCAGCTAACATGTTGTCAAATCTTTCTGTGAATGGTTCACAAGTAGCATCATTAATTAATTCAAAACCATCTCTATATGTGTCTGCTTTTTGTAATCTTCTAATTACTCTTGTAGCAAGTGCAAGCTGTGTGTTTAGTATGTCTTGCCTGTTGTCATTGCCAAGAAAATAATCTCTTGTCTGTGAGTTGCTTATGTCTACTAAGTCCATAACAAAAATAGTCATGTTATGTACTACATAGTTGTTTTGTATTGTTGCACTATTTACCATGATATGACATAATGGAAACAATGACTGCTTCTTTAGATCAATGTCAGCAATATCACCAAAAGTAACTTCATGATTAAATGGTTCTGCTTTAACTACATCTCTAATACTATCTATAACTTTGTAAAAACTTTTCATATTGATTTTATATATAATGGTGCATGCTTTCCTAAATCTTCTTTAATAAATTCATCTAACCAATCTATTGATTCATCAAAATCTGCATCTTCATCTTTCATTAATAAATCTAAACACTTCCAATAGTTGTATACTGCTCTTATTGGTTTATTAGTTGTAACACCCATAAATGCATCTTCAAACCCATCTGCTAATATTACATACTCATGCTTATCTACTAATTCATGTTCCATAAGTTTCTCTAATATTAGTTCTCTTGTCATTTCTTTGTTTTATACATTTGCTTTTCTAAGTCAGCTTTATCTTTTTCAAATGCTAAGTATTGTAAACATGTGTGTAATTTCATGTTGGTGATTTCATTAAACCTCCTGACATCACCTTGTGCAAGTCCATAAATTGATTGATACCATCCCCATTTTTCAGAAAATCCTGCAAATTTGTTGTTAAGTTCACCTCCTTTTGCTGAAGTAAATAATTCATCATAGATTTTAACAATTCTTTCTTTAAATTGCAAAAAAAAATTAATGCACCTAAAACAATTTCCATGCTAACATCTCTTAAATCATAATTTTCTGATGACTCATAAACTTCTATATTATAAAAACCTTTTCTTTTAATTGTTACAGGTCTATAAAGTATTGCTAATGCTTTATGTATATTGTTCCAGTCATTTAAGTAATTGTCAAGATCAACATATTCACCAAATGTAATATCATCAAGTTTAGGTATAAAGCCATATTCAACATTATTAAATATAAACCTTTCAACAAGTTTAGCTTCTTTTTCAAATATTGCATTTATTTTAACATTTATATTATAAACATCTAATGCTTTCATGTTTATTACATGTTGTATAGGCACACCACAAAAAATTTCAACCATCTTTTGTTGTAGAAATAAATCTATTTCTTTACCATCAGTTAACTTTAACCATTGTTGATATTGTCTTAGTGAAATATCTTTCAATGATTCAGGCATATAAAATTGTATCTTCATATATATAATGTAAAAAAAAGTGCTTAGTGTTATGTACAAATATTATCTTTTCTTTTCTTTTCTTATCTTAATGCTTAAGGGGTGCTAAAGCCCTGCTTAATAAATATAGTAATCACCACCACTTTGAAGCTGGTAACTAACTGCATATCTCAAAGCATCAAGTGCATGGTTGTAGTTGTCTACTGGTGTCTGGCTCTTTCTTTCTAACCACACATAGTTGTTTAGTTCTTTAATTAAATCAGTACTATCACTATCAATTACTAAATCATAATCTTGTATCATACTAATACCATAAGTAACTGAACCTTGTCCTTTTATAGCTGGTACTATATTGCAATGCCTGCTTAATTCATTTATTAATCTTGGTTCAGCACTATCACCAACTATTAAATCATTAGCTGCATACTTTACATTTAATTGTGCTAACTCACTTGTTGTTAACTTAGCTTGATAGAAACATAACTTAACATATATTATTTTATTCTCCTTGTCTATGCTTGTTTTAACTAATGTGCTTGGGTCATTACTAAAACCATAATCCTGTCCATAAACAACTTTGTTAACAAACTTAAATTCACCTATTGACCAATTAGAATATATAACACCCTCTGCTTTATCTAACCATGAACCCTGTATAGTGTGCTTGTATCTATCAGGTCTTCTTTGCTTCATCTGCTCTATCTGCTCAATGTAGCTTTTGCTAAGATTATCTTTGTTGTCTAAGTATGTAGTATGTATGTAAGTAGTATCATCTTTAGTTATATTACTACCAGCTTGTACTCCTCTTGCTTCATACCACCTTTGATAAATGAAATGCTCTTTAGTGGTTGGGTTAAGTATTAGTATTATTCTATTCTCTTGTGCTTTGTTTCTTACACTTAAATCTATCTTATCAAATGTATCTTCATCAGTTAGTTCTTCTGCTTCATCCATAACCCAAGTAGTTATGCCCTGCAATGATTTAAGGTTAGCTGTTTGGTCTCCTGATGAGGTTTTAATACCTCTGAATATTATCTTGCTGCCATTACCCCTGTTAATGATTTCATCTCTTGTTATTCTAAAATCATCTACCTTATCTAACAACTCTATCTTTTCTTTAAACTCTGGAATAATAGATATTGCAGCACTTCTTAATGTATATCTTGTGAATAGTATAGTATGTCCTGCTTGATAAGTTAGTAGTAGCAGAAGAGTATTAATAGCAAATGATTTACCACTACCTCTACCACCTGTGATGATAAAGTACCTTGCTTTAGATTCATCAAGTACTAAATACTTATTGTGTAGCTTTAATTCCTGCAATGAGTTTTCTGAAGTCATGGTTTACTTGTTCTGTTGTGTTCATGTCAACAGTATCTTTTAACTTGCCATATACATTATCCATAATAGAATTAAATGCAG